CGAAGAGCTAGTTGAGACTATTGATGAGCTGAAACATGTGCAGAACCCTGAACCAAATGTTGAGTTTTATTCAAAGGACTTCCCAAAAACATTTAACGACTTTTTAAATCTATCAAGAGAATTTACTGAAGGCGAAATAGCTTTAGCGGAAAAAGAAGGACTTATCCAATTATGTGTGGCTCTAAAAAGAAAAGAGCTCCAGTACTACATTGAGCGAAATGAAGCTTTGAATGAAATTGATGAGTTGAGAGAAAAATTAGATTCTAGAGATAAAACATCGAAAATAACTGAACAAGAACATAAAGAAACTCAAAATATGCAGAAATTACTATTAGCTGAAGATGTTTTTGATGAGTTGGAAAAAGGTAAGAAAACCACCTTTAGGCTTGGAAGAAGAGATATTCAATTAGGTGAACTTCTTTTTGAACGTACAGAAACTAAACGACAAACAATAGTTAATGTGCAAAGCGTTCATTATTGTAAGTTATCAAACGTCTATGTTGAGGATTTGTATAATGATGGGTTTAAAGATTATAATGATATGTGGGGACAAATGAAAAGATTTTATCCTAACATGACGTTTGACGATGAAGTGACTACCATAAAATTTAATAGAGCAATTAAATTATAACCCCAAAAAATAAAAATGTGAAAATAACTGAACAAGAACGTAGAGAAATTCAAGAAAAGTTTGTTAAAGAAACCGGAATATCTGTCATTAACTCTGAAGGGGAGTTTGATATTGATTATGTTGTGTGGCTTGAAGAACATTTTAACATTTTTTAACATTTCAGATTTCATAGTTAAGCGGGAAATGGTTATATTTAACTATTACAAAATTAAAAATAAAGAATATGAGAACATCTGCAATGCTGCCTATGGGCGTTAATGGAAAAGTTAATACTGAAATGGTTAGTAAGGGAGACATCCTTGAGTTAGCCGACGGTATGAAAGTTGCATTTATTGAAATGAAACGAGTAAAGTTCATTGGTAAAGATCAAGCATCTGGTAAAAATTATCAAATTCCTATATGGAGGGACAGGTTTCAAACAACTCCATTTGTTGCAAAAAATACAGGTAAGAAAGACAAAGCACTTTTTGCAAATGTCGTAAAGAAAACAAATCTGAAATATGGTGATCTTTTCTCTTTGGACGGAAAGAAGGAAACTTTTATGTTTCTTGAGAATACAACTAAAAGGGATGGAAGACCTGCAATGAAAGCTATCAACTTGGCATCAAGTGATACATACACTATTGGAGAAGGTTTTACATTAAAGAAAATAAACCTGGCAAAAATTAAGAAAGAGAACAAAGCAATAACTGTTTAATATGGATAAAGATTTAATATTTCTTAGCGGACTATGTAGATATATAAATTAAAACTATGTATACACGACAATGTCCAAAATGTGGAAATGAACTAAGTTATAAATCTAAATATAATAGAAATTTCGCAGAAAAAACGAATATAATCTGTAGATCATGTTCCGCTAAGAAAAGAGATAATGAATCTAATTGGAAAAAATATAATGAAGAAATTCAAGCTGGGATAAGGAAAAATCCATGGGAGGGAAGATCTCATTCAGAGATTTCAAAGAAAAAAATATCTAAAGCACATATTGGAAAAGTATTATCAACCAAAACTAAAGAAAAAATATCTAAATCTACTACTGGAGAAAAAAATGGAATGTATGGAAGATCTTTTTTTGATGTATGGGTTGAAAAATATGGAGAAGAAGAAGCTCTTCTAAAAAGGGAGAAATGGCGGCAAAAAATTTCTAATGCAACTAAAGGAGAGAACAACCCAATGTATGGAAAACCTATTCCACAAAAGTCTGGAAATGGAACTTCTGGGTGGTATAAAAAATTTTACTTTAGGAGTTTACATGAATTGAAATTTATTTTAGTATGTGAAAGATTTGAATTAAAGATAGAATCTGCAGAACATTATAAGTTTCATTATGAAAATTATGATGGAAATAAAAGAACATATTCTCCTGATTTTTTAGTTAAAGAAAAATATATAGTGGAAGTTAAACCAAAAAAATTAATGAAAACTCCACTTAATAAATTAAAATTTAACGCGGCAAATAAATTTTGTGATGAAAATAACCTAAAGTTTAAAGTTGTAGATTTTGGAATAATTGAACAATATGAATTAGATAATCTTATTAAAAAGAATTTAGTAAAATTAAATGAAAGCAAAAATAATAAATGAAAATGGCCCTTCTCATAAGAATCTTATTCTTGTGAGGGGGGTCTCCTGACTGGGAGTGGCAAATCGACTTTTGCTGAACTCATTTGTAACACAGTCTTCTCGGCCGATCAGTACTTCGAAGATTCTTTAGGTAATTATAACTTCGACCCAGAAAAACTTCCCCAAGCTCATGGCTATTGTCAAATGAGAACTAAGGAAGCCATGAAAAGTGGTGTGTCTAAGATTTGTGTTGCGAATACATTTACAACCGAATGGGAGATGAAGCCATATTTCGAGTTAGCACAAGAGTACAACTACCGGATTTTTACAGTAGTTATGGAAAATAGACATGGTGGAACAAATGTTCATGATGTTCCAGATGCAGTACTCCAAAAGCAAAAGTCCAGGTTTAACATAAAATTATAAAACAATGGGGTTTCTTACAACAGTAACAATTAGGAATGACGCGTTGCGTTCAATTGAAGAGGATTCAGAGATATTCCTGGAAAATTTAATTTCTGCTATTCGAGAAAGTAAGGCCCAAGAAATTGGAGCCGGGAGTCATGCAAATGCAGCTATAGTTCAAAAACCCAGGCATGCCGATGACTGGGCAATTTATCTGCATGCAGGAAATACAGTGACACATGTGTCTGCTTTTTCTGGAGATGCCGAACATTTTGCAGAAGTTAATCCACAATTTTTTGGTGGGATGGTCAAATATATTATTGATCAAGGAAAAGCATTAAAACTAAAATTCAAAAATCTTTTATAATGAGCCAAATTACTACAATTACAGCAACAGACGAGCAAGTTAAAAAAATTCTTAAGCGCCTAAGAAGAGTCTATGGATTGCATTATTCCTTTGATTCGGAAGATAATATCGGATTTGTTTGGTGCACAACATCTTTCTGGGAAACCGATCATCAGCGATTGCTAATGTTGGGTCATGGAGTATTTCAATGGCAAGTGAATGGAGGCGAACCTATATTTTTCTCTTTTCAGAGAGATGGGATAGCATATGATGTTGTTCGTCCAACCGGAAAATTATACAAAAGGCTGAAAAAACTTTCAGATAAAGCTGAACACAGATTTTGGAAAGGTGGTCAAATTTAACATTTTTTAACATTTCAGATTTTTTACTCTTAAAGTAGTTGGTTATATTTAACTATAATTAAAAATAAAAATTATGAAAATATTACTTATTATTTTGGCTATCCTTTTTGCTTCAGTAATCTTGCGGAAGCTTGTTTTTCCATTGATTGGAACATTATTAAAAACTGCATTGGCTGTAATCATCCCATTGATTTTGGTAGCAATTGTAGCCATTACTATTTTTGTTGGTGCAGCCGGTTTTTACGGGCTGACACAATCGCCTGATGAAGATGGAGGTGCATCTATGGCTGATGAATATGAAGTTGTTCAGGAAATAAATTCCAAGATTGATGAAAAGATAGACAGCATGGAAGGCGGGAAACTTGATTTGTGGATTAAAAAGAAACAAAAACAATATAACGAAAAACATCCTTAATATGGCACGCAAAACAATTAAACGAGAAGTTATCATTGAGAGGCTCAATGCAGCATTGAGATCAGAAGAAACTACAGTAGAGCAAAAGGAAGCGATTGCCACATTTGCTGAAATGGTTTTAATCAGAGGAAACTCCTATGAGGGATATACCATTCCCGAACCCGGTGCTGGAGTCGAAAAACGAATATACATGTAAAAAAAACAATTATGGGAAGACTTATATTTATCATTTTAATAGTGGGCATAGGACTCACTGCCGCATATCAGTATGGAACGGTAGAAGAAGTTACAATCACGGTAACTGACAAAGAGCGTGTTGTAAAAAGTTCAGGAGATAATGTTGAAAGCTATTATCTGGTGTTTTGCGAAGAGGAAATATTTAAGAATGATGATGCTTTGCTGCACGGAAAGTTCAGAAGCTCCGACATTCAAGGAAAACTTAAAGTCGGGGAAACATATAAAGTTAAAGTCTTTGGTTGGAGAGTCGGCTTTCTTTCTATGTACAGGAATATTGTAAAAATTATTGAGTAACTAAATTAAAAATAAAACATTATGGCAAAGAAAAAATCAGAAAATACTGTTGAAGTAAACCGAATAGCGCCATCTGATATTGATGTGGGGGGAATATATAGAACTTACGTAAATGACCTTGTGAGAGTTGAAAGTTTTAATGGAGAGACTAATAAATTTGTGCTCTACAATATCTCAGGTGCCCATAGACAATGGATCGACCCCGCTAATATATGTTTAATTGAAAAAATTCGTCAAAGCAGATAGTATGGCGTACGCAGATAATTATCATAAAATGATGGGGATCGGTCAGCAACCCATAATAGCTGATAAAGTAATAGAATATCTAAGGAAAAGAAATTACAAAGTATCTCTTTTGTCGGCTACTCGTGAAGAGGACATGCATGACAAAATAGATTATTTTCTGATGTTTGATGAAAGTACTCCTTTCGGAGATGAGAAACTGTTGAAAGTTCCAATAGATATTAAATGGGGAAAAACATACACCATTCTAGATGCGCAAGGCAATAACTCATTAGAGCGCTCTAAATCCAAGTACTTGATATACGAAACACGTCAAATTAATTTAGTGTGGAATAAATTGTTAGATCAATTTCAATTGCATCCTGACTTTGTATGGGTAAATGTTGATAAGTTAAGAAAGTCTATAAAACAATTCCCTCCTGAAATATTAGATTCACATCAAACACCTGGCAGCAAATTCTTTTTTATGTTCGATTATCTCAACGAGCACACCGAAATACTTGATAAAATATCTTAATTTTTTCTTAAAAAAGTTGCCCAAATATTTTTTTATCCCGGTTATTTTTGTTATATTAGATCTATAATAAAAATAAAAAATATGAAAGCATATCCACAAGAATCACCTAAGGTATTCATAGATTACGTTTCAAAACTTATGGATGAATACGTCAATGAAGATTATTCTCTGATTTTTGGAAGAATGATCAATGACGAATATTCAAGTGACGATACTTTAGGCGCTCTTTTATTTAATGATGGAGCAACTCCTTCCTTAATTGTTAAGCTTATGAAAGTAAGAGAATATTTCTGGGATTTCAACTATTCTCAATTACTTAAAACCAACTAAAATTATTGCAATGGGAGTATTTAAAGAAGAAGCGGTCACATTTGAAACCATAATTATTGCAATGGGAGTATTTAAAGAAGAAGCGGTCACATTTGAAACCATCGCCAAGAAACAAACCCGTATTTATAAGGATGCAGCTGATTATGGTTATCCATATAACATGTCTAATCCTCCTTCAGAAATCACGGCAGTGATTGAGAGTATTAAGAGCCTGCAAAAGCTGGATAAACAATTTCCAGAAGAGAAAAACTTGGTAAGAAACAGAAAGAAATGGAAGGACGGAGTTTCAGTCGATGTAATTATCTTTTGGGAAGAGGATGAAGGATATTATTGTGGAACTAAGTATTCTATTTCTTTTAATCGTCTTTCTCCATCACACACACTAATTCCAGAAAGCTGTGATGCAATGATTTCTGTAGATATTAAAAGATATAAAGAAAAAGTATAATGAATATAAAAAGAAAATCTTACGAAGAAACGATGGAAACCGTAATGATAGAAAGAAAATCTCATGAACAAATACTGGATGTAATAATAGAAAAAATGTTCTATGATGATTTTAAAGCCGGTAAATGTTGTGCAAGTGATCAAGTAAGATATTATGATGAAGAATCCGCTAAAGAATATTTTTTTAATGAATGGCTTGTACGAAAAAACTTTGCAACTGAAATTAAATGAAACCTCAAACAATAACATACGGAAATGGAGATGAAGTAACTCGCCTTGAAGGTAGTAATACTTTTCTTGTTCATGTAGATCAACTTGAGCTTGGACAGCTTTTTACTCCTACAATTTTTGTGAAGGGAATTGAGGATGGAAAAACTAAGTTTGATTTTTACAAAGCATATTGTAATAATGAAGGAGAGGTTTTGCATTGCGAGTACAGGAGTGTTCATGGAGAATTATATAAATTAATAGTGCACACACAATGATTTTAGCACCTGATATAAAATTTAAATCATTCATGCCACCGGGCATTGTTAACATAGGAAGTAAAACCTATGTATGTCCAGGATGGCACGTGGTTCCAAGTTCAGTTACTCTTAAAGAAGTGATGGAACATTGGGAGCAAGAATTGCCAGAGTCTGAGAATAAACCCACACACACTATAAGTGAAACGGTAACTTCGTCAAAGGGAGATAAAAGTTATGCTGTAACATTTGACGGAACTTTTTGGAATTGTGAATGCGTAGGCTTTGGATTTAGGAAAGATTGTAAACATGTTAAAGAAGTAGCTGCTATATACGGATATATAAAATAAAACATGAATTTTGTATATTTAACAACTAATTTATTAAACGGAAAACAATATGTAGGGTCGCATGAAGGATATGAAAATGATTCTTATTTAGGCAGAGGCACTTATATTTCAAGAGCAGTAAAAAAATATGGTAAAGAAAATTTTAAGAGAGAAATTTTAGAAGTATGTGATAGTTCTATAAATTTAATTTTAGAGGATAACCAAAATAAATTAGAATATGAAATACTCACCAGAAGAATTAATAGTTTATTATAAAGATAAACCCGTATGTGTGCTGAGTCCTTCACTTGTAGAAAAACAAGATTTAACTAAAGAAGCAATTGAAGAACTGAAACTTACACACATTCAGAAAGCTGAAGTCTTTGAAGCCATGGAAAATACCGATAATCCAAAAGAGCTTCGGAGGTTAGCCAAACGGGTTGAAACTATTGAATTAGCTCAGCAAAAATTGTGGGGATTTGAACAAAATGCGGATTACCATTATTGGTGGAAAGTTCCTAAATGTATTTGTCCGGATTTAGATAATAGAGATAGTTACGGAACTAAATATAGACATATGAATGGAAACTGCCCTGTTCACGGCACGTTACATGAAGACTAGAAACCCTTACAATAAAAAGAAAAATGGAAAATACAAAAGAACGGTGCAATGAACTTTCTGAACTGGGAATGATATTCTCATTTAAAGAAAACTCGTATATCGGAAAAGATGAAGATATTAGCGATTTCAATGTAAGCACTGTTGAAATTACATGCGACACAGATGAGGAATGGTTAAATAAAATAGAAACATTAAAAACAGAACTTAAACGCAGGCGATCACAATAAATTTTGAATCATGAAAACAAAAGTAGAAAAACTTTACGAGAATCCAAAGTCCAAAGGTTTTGTTAACCACCTTATTCGTTCGTATCTTCCGGTAGGCAAGATTAAGAAGATATGGGAGTGGGAGAAAAATAAAAAACCAGTTTGTAATGTCTGCGGGCAGAAGCTAGTTTCCGTAGGAGAGCTAATGGCAGCAATCCAAAAACCTGAGTTCATGGAAAATTTCATGGATAACATGAAGAAACAAGTTAATGGGGAAGCAATAAAGAGAGAAGACAATCCTTATCTGAAAGCTGTGGGAACGGATAAGCTGCAAGGATATACTGGAGTTAAAACAGATACATGTATGTGCCCCCGGTGTTGTGGTGATCTCTTAGATATGGTAACAAATGGTATGCTTCATGGAGATAACAATATTAATTATCAAGTTAATCAAATGCAAAGGGATGCTGCGTTCAAACCTATGTTTGATAGTCCAGCAATTGACGATGAAGCTAAAGAGAAGTTGAAAGAAATCAAGAAAAGAGTTGATAAAGATAAAAAGATTACAACTTTTGGAGATCTGCAAGCATTGCAAGATCTAAAGAAAAAGATGGAAGAAAAATAATCTATTGATAAATATTTTTCTGATAAAACTTTAGAGCACGTCATCATAAAAAATTAAAACTTTTTTAAGAATTATTTTTTTATCCCAAAGTAAATGGTTATATTTGATCAAATACATAAATAAACATATGAAAATAGCTGTTAACACTGGAAATTACGAAATCCTAAATTCTATAATTAGGACTGCGAAGGAGAATGGTCATACTATTGCCATAGCTAAACTAGAAAAGTCGTTATTTGATCATATTGATAATGAAGATGTAGATGCATTTGTTATATCAGGCGGAACTGATTACGCGCAAAAGGCTGTAGATTTTATTAGAAAGTTCTATTCATATATTCCGATTATTATAATTGGAAAGAGCGATGAATACAAAATAAAAAATGCAGACATAGTTTTTCCATTTAATCAAGATATTGATGTGGATGTCTATTCTAAATCTATATTAAATAGCATTTACTCTTATGTGAAAAACTTTGAAACTCTTAAGCGATTAACAGCAAATATAGGAGACGTAATGGAATTTGCTGATTGCAAATATGATCCAACAAAAAGACTTTTATATTACAAAGGTGAAGAATTTCATAAGCTTTCTCCAAAACAAGCAGGAATATTTGAAATTCTTGCAGCCAATTTTGGGATGGTTGTTAAAAAAGAAATTATTTTAGAGAAAGTTTGGCATGATTCAAATTACTTTGTGGGGCGATCTCTTGATGTTTTCGTTACTCACTTAAGAAAAATTCTTAGACAAGGAAATACTGACTTAGCTATTACTAACGTATCAAATATTGGATTACTATTAGATTATAATTCGAAAATAAAATAATGGCAGAATTTGGATTAGACCCTAAATGCAAATGGGATGGATTAATATATTTAAGTAAAAAATTACATAACATAGAATTTGATCCTGATTTTACTGACTTATTCTATGATCTTATATTGGTGCCGGCATATACTGAAAATAGACATTATCATACTTTACGACACGTTGAATATATGCTGCATCATGTTAATGATTTTATAGGAATAGGCCGGTTTAACAGTAATTTATTGAAATGGGCTATATGGTTTCATGATATTATTTACGATTCTAAACGAACAGATAATGAAAAGAGATCTGCTAAAGCTTTGGCTGATTTTTCTAGAGTCATTGGAATAGATGAAGAGTCTATAAAAATAATGGAATGGCTTATTATTCTTACATCTCATAAAGGACAGCCGCAAACCAGGCTTGAGGATATTATATGTGATTTAGATTTAAGAGAATTTGTAAGTGATAGAAGCCATTTAAATGTAGAAGAAGTCAGAAAAGAATTTGGGCATGTGTCAGATAAAGAATTCTATGAAGGGAGAATAGATTTTATCAATTCAATGTTAGCAAAAGAATTTATATACCATACTGATGAATATAGAGATACTTTAGAAGACGCTGCAAGGCATAACTTACGAAAAGAATTAGATACCATTAAACAACAATTGAATGGCTAGTCCAACACGACAATGCATGACAGCAACTGGTAAAGCAAAGAAGACTTTTAATGTTTTCGAAGACGCAGTTGACTGGGCGCATAAAATGAATAAGAATCCGAAAAATATTTGGAAACAACGAGCTTATAAATGTAAAAATTGTTTAAAATTTCATGCAGGAAGAGACCCACATAAAATATTACTAAAACATGACACAGACATATACAAAATATAATTGTCCTATTGAACAATTAGGTATTAAACCTACAGATTATTTCTATCTTCAGTTGTTCGATAAAAATGGGATTAAAATAGACAGAGTTCTTCGAGTTAAAGAAGATAGCAAGTTACATAAAATGATAAAAAACTCAGTGTAATGACTCAGAAAAAGTATAGATCACCATATAGCTGTCCAAGTTGTGGATGGGATTCAGGTGGAGAATATAATGATATTTATCTGGAAGATTGCTACTATAAATTAGATGGAGAAAAACTCAAAGTTATCTCCGGGGATGATTTAATTGAATGTAAGCAAGATCCGCCTAAAGACTATTATCCAAAAAGAACCAATGCTGGGTACTATAACGGTATTGATAGTTATGGGTATGAATGGCTAGAAACTTGGCTATGCCCACACTGTAAAAAAGAATTCTCATTTAATAATGGAACATAATGGAAACATTAGAAGATAATTTAAATAAACTTGATTATTTCTCTGGATTAAAAGAAAATTGGGACAGAGAAATGGGTCTACCTTTTTCAAATGAACACATAGAAAAGGTTAAAGATATTATCATAAAACTTCCAACTCAACCTAAGATCTTTCCCACTGGTCGTGGATCGATCCAATTAGAATATGAAGAAGAAGATCTTTATCTTGAATTTGAAATTTATGAAGATAAAACTTCTATACTTTTAATGGAGGGTAATGATGCTGTTTTTGAAAAGATAGTCACTAATAGAGAAAAAGAAAAAATATACAATCTAGTTAGAAGAATATCAAATATTAACAACGGAACATAATGGAAACAAAAGGACAAAAAGCAGGGAAATTACTTGATGCCCTAGATGATGGGTTCATAATTACCAAAGATCATCGAAAACATCCTGAGGATGCAGATCTTTTTCCGGAACTGGAGTATATGTTTAAAGACGAAACATATTACGAACTAAAGGGCTGGTGTTCGGCACTTGGAGATGTCAAAGATAGGCTCTTGGATATTATTCAAAACCCCGATGCCTGGAAGATTTTCCCTAATTTCAATATGAATAAAGATGACTATCCATACCCGTGGTCAACTAAATATACTCCATATCCGGATGACATTGTAAAATATAAAGATAGATGAAAGAAAGAAATCAATTTTTAGAAGCAGATGGTTTATTCTGGGAATCAGATACTCATGAATGGTTTCATGATAAATCCATAACAAATCATTGCAGAAGAGAAAATATGCAAGGAGTTAAATTGAATTGGGCTGCATTTATTGTAAGAGAAAAATCATCCGGGGAGTACTCTAGAGTATTGATGGATGTGGAAACTAATAAAGTAATAAGAGAGGATAAGAGTTTAGAAGCCCAAGGAGCATTTATTGATATAACAAAAGCTAAAAGAGGAATAAAATGAAATCAGGAACAATTAAAAAAGAATGTCCTAAACATGGATTAGTAGAGCATACTATATACGTATATACAAATCAAAAACATGTTCGATGTATGTTATGCGAAAAAGAAAGAAAGAAAAAAAGATATTCCGATCCTGAAAAAAGGGAACATGATAAAAAAGTTACTAAAAAATGGATAGAGAAAAATAAAAAACATTATAAAAGAGTAATCACTAAAAATAGATTAGATAAATTGTTAGAAGAAACTACATTTGAAACTACATTTGAAAAATATAATTATTTAAAAGAACAAAAAGAAATAAGAGACGAAAATTTAAAAAACGGAGTACTCCTTTGTAGAAAATGCCATAGAAAAGTTCATGGTATGAAATGGGGTTCTCATAACATATAATTTATGGCAAACGATCAGTTGGGAAAAAGGATGAAGGAACAATATGAGTCTAGGACTCGTACTTGGCTTCCGCGCAGAACATACACTATAATTCGGTTAGACGGGAAAGCATTTCATACATACACAAGAGGTATGAAGCGTCCCTATGATGAAGGATTAATGAGAGTAATGGATAGAACCACAAAATTTCTTTGTGAAGAAATTCAAGGGTGTAAATTCGCATACACACAATCTGATGAAATTTCATTATTATTAACTGATTTTGAAACAATTACTACTGAAGCATGGTTTGATGGGCAGGTTCAGAAGATAGTTTCTGTTGCCGCTTCCATGGCCACCGGTAAATTTAATCAAGAAATGCTTGGGGAAATTATTTTCTCACCAGATGTCGATGTTGCTGATACTATTTTTACAATGGCGTCACAGCCTTTAGCTTTCTTTGATGCAAGAGCCTTTACTATTCCAGATCCTATTGAAGTAGAAAACTATTTTATTTGGAGACAAAAGGATGCCGTTAGGAACTCTTTAAGTATGCATGCTCAATCTTTGTATTCTCATAAAGAGTTACACGGAAAATCCCAAGCTGATATGCATGATATGATTCATGATGCAGGAGAAAATTGGGATGACTTGCCCAATGGTTTCAAGCGAGGAAGATCTTTCTTAAAAAGAGAAGGAAGCTGGGTATTAGAATGTCCTGATTTCTTAAAGGATAGAGATATTTTTAGGTCATGGATTCCGAAAATAACTTACGAATAATTTTTTTATCCCAGTTATTTTTGTTATATTAGATCTATAATTAAAAAATAAAGATATGGAAGTTAGAATGTCTGATACTTTTTTTAAAAGTTTAAGAAAACTTAATAACACACACAAACCTTGGAGATGGGAATTTTATCAAGATAAGTGGAGAGATTTTAGAAGAGCCACTTGGGCACTAAAAAAGTACTTTAAAGTTACTACTAAAATGGTTCCCTGGGATTCTCAGTCTGTTTTGGTGATGATGAAGTTTCAAATAGAGATTCTTTCTGATTATATTGAAAAGAAAGGAATCGAAGTTGATGAAGATCGTCTTCCCAAAGTTAAGAATATGAAGAGATTCATAGAGTTAGCTAATCATAAGATAGAGGATGACTATTCTGAAAGATGTGGTTATGATCATTCTCATGGTTATGACTTTGTTCCAGTAGAAGATAACCCAACTGTTACCAGGCTAGTATCTAGTGCTCCTAAAGAGGTGGAAGAAAATAATTCTAGAGCTATGAAAAAAGCGCATGAACTCGAGGAAAAAGAGTGGAATGAAATGTTTGAGTTATTAAAGGAGATGAGAAGCTGGTGGGACTAAACACTAAAAATATGAATGCAGACGAAATGAACAAACAACTTGCTGAACTATATGACAGCAAAATAGAAAAATTAGCAGAAATTTACGCTAAAAGCATTGATGATGCTCTCATTGTTGCTAAAATCTGTGATGAAGCGCTAGATACATCAGGAGCTCTTCTTGGAGAGGTAAGAAAAGCAGCAAGAACAAAAATCCACGGCGATAAAAAAGAAGTTAATCCGTATGGGAAGGATGCACCGAGACCTTCCTTCGGTCCTAGATTAATTAGAGAAGGGACTATTGGAGATTGCCCTATTTGTAAAAGCACAACTATAAAAAGATTTATATGGTTTGGAAGATCTATTGGATGTATTCAGCCATTATGTAAAAACTATTATAAAAAATGAAAAAATATACAATTAAAGATTTAGAAGAAAAGAACTTAATTATCTTTTCAGCAATTATGGGCAGCCATGCTTATGGTACTGCTATGCCTACTTCTGACATTGATATCAGAGGCGTCTATATTCAGCCGGCTGAAGATATATTGGGTTTCGGTTATGTTGAACAAGTTGCTGATGACACCAATGATACAGTTTTCTATGAAGTTAAAAGATTTCTGGAGTTGGTTCAAACCAATAACCCGAACATATTGGAATTATTGAATTGCCCGGAAGATTGTGTACAACATAAAGATCCACTTTTTGATTTGATTATTGACCAGAAAGAAACATTTATAACTAAGCAATGTAAAATGTCTTTTGCTGGTTATGCAATTAATCAAATCAAAAAAGCTCGAGGTTATAACAAAAAAATTAACTGGGAAGAGCACAAGATGGTTAGAAAAAATGTGCTCGATTTTTGTAATTGCTTTAATTCAAAATTAGCCTATGGAGTGTTTAATGCAGGAGGATCTTTTAGTCTTCATGAATTTTTAATAGCTTTTAATGAAAATAAGATTGGCAAGGCAGATCAAAGAGATTTTGGTTTAGCAAAAGTCGATAAGTCTCGTGATACTTATGCCCTTTATTATGTTCCATTGTTAAGAAATGAACATTCTGGGATTGTTAATAATGTAGAAAAGGCTAATGATGTGCAACTTACTTCTATTCCAAAAGATACTCCTGTTGAATGTTTCTTATATTTTAACAAAGATGCTTACACATCCCATTGCAAAAAATATAAAGAATACAAAGAATGGTTGAATAATCGGAATGAGGATAGATTTAAGATGAACAAAGAACATGGTAAGAACTATGATAGTAAAAATCTTTCTCATTGCATTAGATTATTAGATATGGCTATCGATGTAGCAAAGAAAAAGGAAATTGTTGTAAGAAGATCCGAAGAAGATATAAAACTGTTGATGAGTATTCGAAGAGGAGAGATGGAATATGACGATATACTTTCTATGGCAGATCAGAAAATAAAAGAAATGGATGAACTTTTCGAAAACTCTGATTTACCAGAAAATGTGGATAACCAGTTTGTAGATAATTTATTAATAACTATAAGACAGTTAAGATATTATGGAGAGGCCGACATTTAAGAATAAGGGGAACGAGGAAGTACAATTGCCTGATGGGAGAACTGTATGGCTGTCTCGATCCCCTGCCGTGGTTGCTGTTATACTTGGAATTCATAAGGATAATATATTTGTCTTAACCGAAAAAAGGGCAGAGACTATGCAAGATGAACCCGGAAAGTGGGCTCTTGTCAGTGGTTACCTTGATTTCAATGAAACTGGTTGGGAAGGAGTATGCAGAGAAACTTATGAAGAAACAAGTTTTGATGTTAGAAAATATGAGAATAATCTTATATTTGATAATGATAAACAACCATGGTTTGTTAACACTGATCCTAAGGAAAATAGACAGAACATATCATTATCTTATATTATGATTTATGACTTTACTAGGGCATTACCGGAAGATGTAGAATCCTATAAAGATTCTGAAATATCAGAAGTAAAATGGCTTCCTATAGAACATGTTATTTCTGGAAATAGAGAGTGGGCTTTTGGACATCAATATAGAATATTTAACGCAATAGAAAAATTTAAAGTTTATTTAATTTAGAATAATCTTTATCAATGATGATAATATATTTATAATTTTTTTCTTTTACAGCGGTTTCTTTTTGAAATATTATTTCTTTATCTCTTTTATACAAGTATGAGTTTTTTATTTCAATTATAAGATTTTTAGAAGGTATATAAAAATCAGAAAAATATATTTTGTCATTTCCGCCAAACTTATAATGAAAAGATGGCCCTCTTTGTATATCCGGAAATTTATCATAATATTTTTCTAAAAAATCTAATTCAAAAGATCCTTGATAGTATAAAGCAGAATCTCTAAATTTTTTAGATCTTATTTTATGTATTTTTTTGTGTATTAAAATGTGTTGTGCTGGATTTTTTACTCCAAATTTTTTTAAAGATACTTGTTCTTTTTGTTTTTTTATTTTTGCTGATTTCGATGGATTATCTACCCCATAATTTTTTGTCCATGTAGCTTTTTTCTTTTTAATAGATGTTGGAGTATTTAAGGTGCATTTAACACCATATTTTTTAATGTTATTTTCTTTTGTTTGATGACTTATACATTTTTTAGAACAATAATTAGAATACCCATGGACCTTTATTCCGATAAATTTTGTTTCTTTTCCACAAATTTTGCAGATTCCTTCATGATTTTCTTTTAACCATTTATCATAATATTCTTTATTGGTATGATTATAGTGTATGTGAGTTCCTAGGCCTTGTTTATTTTTACATATTTTGCCACATTCTTCACAAATGAAAAGACCATCTTTAGTTTTACGAAATTCTTTCATGATTACCGATTTTATTTTAGATAAATATAAAAAGTGGGACAGTCAGTTAACCGATCTGATTGGCTTTGCCCAAAGCCTTACCACTTTTATTATATATTCATGAATTTTAAATAAATCTTAACAAATTTACAATTATTGATAATCTTTTTTGGTTATATTTAACATATAAATAATTTAATTCTTGAATAAATAAAATAAAACATATCAATGAAAGTTAAAAAAATTCAATTAATAACCGAAGAATCTAGAGAAGTAAACGGTGTTACGTTTGTTAATAGTACTCAAGATCAATTTCCATATGTTGAATCTGCTATTAATACTCTAGACAATAATTTTAAATGGTGGAAAGAAAACTGGCCATCTTTAGAAGAATTGGTTGCACAATATTTGCAAAAAGCATTAAGCGATCAATTTGAGAATAAAAAAATTAATGTATCATCAAGATTTACTATTTTTCATGGAAGCGATGAAAAAGTAGAAGATGTTATTTGGACAGGACCTTGCATTGTGTATACTCTAGAGGGAGCCGGTAGTTCTGTTACAACTGCAGTTAAAAAACAATTTGGTGGAATGTACAAAGGAAGAAAAATATTTGCTGAGGGCGATCAATTGATCTTCTTATTTGGATAAAATAAAAATATAAAAAATTATGAAAAGTAAATTAGTTAAAGAATCTTTGTCAGATCTTGGTCATGTTAAAGAAGGCGATATATTTCAGGTTTGGATTGAAAAAGAAGGAAGTTCTGTTGAAGCAATTGCTTTAGGAGTCGACTCGGATGATATGGTTGAATTTGAGATAATTGAAGATGGTCCTCTGAAAGGAGAAAAAGGAGTTGCCGAAAAGGAAACATATTATCATAATAATAATCGATTCTGGATAGGACATATTTAAAAACTATTCACTTCTATTTACATATAAACAACAAACATAATACATATGAGCGTAATTAATGAACTTTTCACCGAGAAATTTCGGCCTAAAGATTTGGGACAACTTATTGCACCACCTAGAATTAAGGATGAACTTAATAAGGGATTGGTGCAAAATCTTTTATTATATTCTTCACCAGGAACTGGAAAAACATCAACCTTAAAAATACTTGCGAAACCTTACACAACACTTTATATCAATGCTTCTTCTGAAAGAGGTATTGATACTATTCGAAATACTATTCCACGATTCTGTTCTTCAATATCTTTAGAAGGAGGCAAAGAACAACTTAAATGTGTTATTCTTGATGAGATAGATGGCGCAACTGCAGATTTCTTTGATGCGTTCAAGGCATCAATGGAAAAGTATGCTCACATAGTAAGATTTATTGCTTCTTGTAATTATATCAAAAAGGTCCCAGAAGCTATTCAATCTAGATTTCATTGTATTTCATATGACCCAATAAATGATGAAGAGGAAAAATTTATTATTGGTGAGTACAGAAAAAGAGTAGCTAAGATATTTGATGCCATAAAGTTAGAGTATACTGAAGATGCATTAAATAAATTCGTTAAAAATGATTTCCCTGATATGAGAAGGTTGATGAACAAAGTTCAATCTTTTTATTTGTCTGGAACTAAACAACTCAATGAGAAAAATTTCAATATCAATTTCCAGTATGAGGATTTATTTAACATGTGTTTGGCTGGGCCAGATAAACCTTATGAAAACTATAAAATAATTGTTGGGGAATATGCTTCAAGAATGGAATATGCTTCAAGAATCGACGAGACATTAGATGTGCTTGGAATTGATTTCGTTGAATACGTTAAGAGTAAAGCACCTGCGAAGATAGATAAAATTCCTCTCATAATAATTGCAGTTGCCGAACACCAGGCGCAAAGAACAATGGTAATTGACCCGTTAATAACATTGTTATCACTTGTCTATAAAATCCAGACTATTTTAAAATAATTTGAATTCTTAATACTTTTAACACTGTTTTATTTTTATTTCCCAGATCTTTTGGTTATATTAGATCTATAATTAAAATTAAAAATGATAGAGCCGAAACAAGTAATTATAATGCGGACTGATACGACACCGAAAATGCGTAAAGGAAAGCAAATAGCGCAAGGAGCACACGCTTCTTTAGCTGTTTTATTAGATTCATTTTTTGGAGAATATGGAAATAGAGATTGGGAAGTTAAAAAACACGGAGATTTGTATGAATCCTATCATAAAGAAGTTATTCTTCATAATGGAGATCCAATAACCGAATGGATTAATAATTCTTTCATTAAAATTGTTTTGCAAGGTACTTTATCCGATGTTGTTAATTGTTATTTTGAAGCTAAAAAACAAGGGATTCCTTGTTCACTTATCGAAGATAAGGGATTGACTGAGTTTGGCGGTAAAGTAACTATTACTTGTTGTGCAATCGGGCCAGACGATCCAGAGAAAATTGATAAAATTACAGGACACTTAAAATTATTATAATATGAAATACATAGAAGAAGATTTAGGAAAAAACGAGAAACTTATATATTCAACAAAACTTCATTGGATAATATTTGTAAACATATTTAATATTTTTACTTTATTTATATTGCCTATTCTATTATATAAATTTACAGAATTTGGCATAACAAATAAAAGAATTTTAATTAAAGAGGGTGTTATTGGAAGAAACACAACGGAAATTAAAAATTCTAAAATAGAAAGTATTAATATAAGACAAAGTATATTGGGTAGAATTTTTAATTTTGGAACTTTACATGTAGTTGGTTCTGGAGGCACAGTAGGTACTTATAAAAATATTTCTGATCCAAAAGAATTTAAAAGAGTATTTAATAGAATTAATTTCTAAAATAATAATATAAATTATGAAGAAAAATATTATGCCATAACCGCCAAAAACAAATATAGTTTCTAGAATATATAAAATAAAACCATGGAGTATTATTTTGTATATTTAACGACCAACAAAATTAATGGGAAACAATATGTTGGCAGCCACACTACACGGAATTTAAATGATGGATATTTAGGCAGTGGACGACCCTATTTGCAAAATGCCTTTAAAAAATATGGAATAGAAAATTTTGAAAGGAAAATTTTGAAAGAATGCAAAACTATAAAAGAGGCAAGATTATTAGAAGAACAATATATAAATGAATATAATACGTTAGTTCCTAATGGATATAATATTTCTCCTACAGGGGGGACGAATGAATATGGGGGTAAACATTCTTTAGAATCTAGAAGAAAAATTTCTGAATCTCTTAAAGGAAAATTTAAGGGAAGAAAATTCACGGATGAATGGAGGAAAAAATTAAGTGAGGCTAAAAAAGATTTTAAACCGTGGAATGTTGGGAAAGCTCCTTATGAATGGACAGATGAAATGAAAGAAACAAAAAGAAAAAATTCTATAGGCGAAAAAAATAACATGTATGGCAAACAGATATACAATGTATGGGTAGAAAAATATGGAAAGGATAAAGCGGATAAACGGTTTGAAGAATATAAAGAAAAAATGTCTAAATCTCTTAAGGGAAAAAAACATAACTTAAAATTAATGAAGTGTCCTTATTGTAATATAGAAGGTAGGGGGCCAAACATGACAAGATACCATTTTAATAACTGCAAAAATAAAAATATATGACAAATCTAGTATTCGATATGAATAACATGCTTTTCCGCTCAATGTTTGTATTGAACGGCTTCGGAAAAGCGCAATACACATTTGATTCTCAGAGAGAAATGGATGAATTAATGAGAAAATTATCAACAGATATAAGTTTTCTTATTAGATTAACAAATCCTTCTCGGGTTATTTTATGTAAAGATGATAGATCCTGGCGTAAAGGAATAAATATTGAAGAAAATGAAGGTTATAAAGGAACCAGAAAAAAATCTGATTATATTAATTGGGATAATGTATTTCGTGTGCTTGACGAATTCCTAGAAATTTGTAAAGACAATGGAATGATTGTATCTAAAATTAAAAATGCCGAGGGAGATGATTTAGCATTACTGTGGAGAGATGAATTACTCTACAACCAAAAGCAGCATGTTATTATGGTTTCAGGGGATGAGGATATACGCCAGTTGGTTGATTCTACGGTAGACGATAATGGTAA